CAGTTGCGCACCGTGCGGATGTTCACATCCATCTGCCTGGCTACATATTCTTGCGAAAGCCCGGATTCCAACCGGCACTGCGAAAGAATAAGTCCTTCACGTTCTCGGAAATCAGCTCTACTTTCCATTTTATCACCCTCAATTTTTTACATGTTTTGCACTTCAAATGCGGTAAAATTTTCCTACCGTAGCAATCAAGAAAATATAAAGAAATATTTCTTCAAAAAATGCTATGGGAATAAATGGAAGATATGGTATAAAAAACATGTTAAGATTCTTACTGTAGTCAGAAAACACAGGAGGAATCAACAATGAATAACGTGGAACGTTTAAAGAATTACCAAAACCGTAATGCGGCAACCATTGAAGCCCTGTACCGTGCTGTGCTGCAAGACCGTGCGAGGAGGGAAGCAGACCATGAAGAAACTGCCTGATTTGGATGTTCCACCAAGACACGGGCGCAGAAGACCGAAAAAGCGGATTATAAAGACTTGACAAATGAGTACTTTTGTGAAACTGCTGAAATACAACTGTGAGTTGTGTAAAATACAATCAATGGTTGCCGGAAAACAGCCTGGCGCAATCAATGTTGTAAGATTTCAAAACTCTTTGAGCGAGACCATCTTTTCCAAAAATGTAAGATGTTACAATACCTGCGGCATCTATCGCAGGAACAGTTGGGTTTTCAACAAGCATCCTGCTGTATCTTTCTTTTGCCATATCAAAAATTTGATCTTCAGTAAAGCTAGCCTTTTTTTGGGCTTTCTTTAGTTCCTGCATAATACTAGGAGCTATAAAAGGATATTGGCAGTTCATATCATAAAAAGGTATTTCAAGTAGCATAGAAAAAGCCGTTTTAAACTTTTTTTCGTCTACCAAAAACTCATACATGGAATATCGTAAATCACGGCATTTTTTGGGAGAAGAAAAGGCTTCCATATACAGTTTATTGTATTGTCCCCATATTAAATCCCGATACGGAATATCTCTTCGAGCATTTACGGCACGGCAAAACTCAGGCAAGTTAAAAGCCACACGAGCATAAGTCTTTCTATGCCAAAAATAAACATATTCGTTATCTTTTATTTCTGCTTTTCCCTTATCAGTCAATTTCCCGTTTTCAGCAAATCCCATTGATTCCAGCTTTTTAATAATCGGCCAAACATCATCAACACCATAATCATAATGCCAGAACTTTGCAACAGGCTTTCCGATGGAATATTTCTCTAAATAAGAAAGCATTAAAATTTCTGTTGGCTTTAGGCCATTTTTGTCTGCAATGTCATCGGCGGAAAGCTCCAAGAAATACTCATTTGCACGATCTTCCTGTTCTGCGCGCCGCTTTTCTGCTTGTGCTTTGCAGTAACCAGCGTACTGCTTTGCAATTTCATCTTTAGTCGACTCATGTGTTGTTATGGAAACATTTACTTTTTGTTTCGGTTTCAAAAAGTCAAAAAAGCCCACGATATCACAACCTTATTTAATTTTGGGGGAATCAAAATGAGAAAAGAACCGTTGACAATCACGCAAAAAAGTACGATACTTAGTTTAAGAGAGCAGGCAAAGCAGCTTTTGCGAGAAATACCGCTAAAAGATGCTATTGCAATTTGTAATGAGGTTATAAAGGAGACAAGCAATGCGGGATAGAATTGATGTCTACAACAAGTGCGACGATAGCGAGTACAGGCAGAAAAAGGATGAAGTCATCGAAAAAATGCTGAAACTGATTGAAGTCTCCGGCATGAACTTTTACGATGCACAAAATCTTCCGTTAGAGCTGGACAGAGCTATTGCGGCCAGTGTAATTGCAGCACAGGGAAACACGGCGTTCCGCCCGCACAATGCCTTTAAGAGCCGGATTGATGATGCTCAATAAATGCAGTTACCGCACCCTTTGCAATCGTTTCAATCACAGTAAGAGACACATTGCCCACCGCTGATAAGGTGGGCTTTATTTTTTCCTGCCACGTTTGCTGGTTAGAAACTGATGCAATAAAGTCGTGACCTTTGGGCGTGATATACATAATATAAAAAAACTCTATCGTTCTGAGTTCTTTGTCTATTCGATATTCTGCCACGATATAGCCATTTTCAGCAGCCTGCAAGCAAGAATAAAATATATCTTCCCTGGAATAGCCTTTGCCCCTCATAAAAGATGATTTTTTCAGCTTATCAGGGCTGGAACATTCAAACTCCATACTGCATTTATCATTCAGGAACAAACCGAGCTGTTCTTCAAGACCGAGCATAACATCTCGGACGCAATCAGGATTTATCTTCATTGACTTTCACCTTCTTTGCTGCTGCCATCGCAATTACCATATCAAGACCTTTGCCATCTAAAGTGTCAAGCCACTGATCGATGTCTTCATAGGAATCGAGTTTTAGCCCATCGCTTTGTGCGGGGGGCTTTTTTTTGTTTTCGGAATCCCCGGTCAGGTCGGCAACGGTAACTCCTAGCAAACTAGCAACATCGGCTAGCATATGCTCTGGCAAATCGCGCCCGTTTGCTAGCATTTCAGACAAATAGCCACGACTTTTCCCAAGCTCTGTACTAATATGCGTGAAGGCAATTCCTTTTTTCTTTGCTATTTTCTTGGCTTTTTCCACGTATCGCACACAAACCACACCATTTCTTTGTGCATATTGCTAATTCGCTAGAAAATGCTAGAAAACTATTTACATCTAGCATAAATGCTAGTATAATAGACAGCATAGAGGGCAACAAAGAACCAAGCCCCCTAAAATCCAGCGGACTAGCTAAAAATATGCTGTTATAAATCTCGCAAGTTCATAGTAGCATATTTTCTAGCAATAGTCAACTAGAAAGGAGCTTTTGCTAGGTGAATATTTCGAAAATTGATGCGCTGTGCCGAAAAAACAATATTTCTCGCACAATCCTTGAGGAACGCGCCGGAATCTCAAACGGCGCACTTGGCAAGTGGGAGAAATCGCCTTACGGTCCTAGCATCACGACGCTAAAGAAAGTGGCTGACTATTTCGGCGTGCCGATTGATTACTTGCTAGCCGATAACTAGAAAGAAAGGAGTAACCGATGCTTATCTACATTTTTCTTTACATGATTGGTCGGCAGCTCAATATGGGTACTGCCTACTGGGTTCTGTTCGGGGTCTGCCTGACCGCCAGCATCGTCCACTGCTTTTGCAAAGTTCATAGATAGGCTGTAAGTGAACTGATCGCAGAAAGAAAGGAGTGACCACCATGGCAAACCTTGCTTTTACCGCTTTTATCAAAAGCAAGGGCTACAACAAGAAGCGCCTTTCCGAAGAGTGCCATATCCCGGCAGCAGTTATTTCGCAGCGCATCAACGGGCGCAGCCCTTGGGAGTGGCGCGCGGTCGGCAGAGTATGCCAAGCGCTGGACATTACATACGACGACTTTGCCCGATATTTCCCATCCGGCATCGTAAGGCCCACGCCAAAAGAGCCAACGCGCGAAGAACGAGTAGACAACCTACTCGCCCAGCTTCGGGAAGTTCTCATTGAGAGGGCATAGCACTGCACAGATAGGCGACGGCAAGGAAAAGTTTTGTGTCGATTGGCAAAGGCACTGCTTAGATTAGCGACGATGTGCAGAGGAAAAGTATAGTACGCATTGACCCGCAAAGGTAATGCTCCGTGTCGCAACGGCATGGCGTAGCACCGCATCGCATAGGCATTGCATCGATTGGCATAGGCGCAGAAAAGCAACCGATTTTATTTAAAAAGGAGACAACCACCATGAAAGTAAAAATCACACTTTTAGAAGAAGTTCTCGGTTCTTCCCCCAGCAATGAAGAACTTCTCGCAACCTACATTGCCAGCAAAGCCCCAACCGGCGACCTAACCGCCGAAGAAGTGGACAATATCAAGGCTCAGAACGCCGAAGACCGCATTACGGTATTTCCCAAAACCGCTGACGGAACGCCGTTCCTGTACGACTATCAGGTTAAGGGCATGTTCAAGGACAGCTGCAAAATGCTTGCCAAAGCGGGCAAGGCTGGCTATGCAGGCGGCAAGGCTTGCGCAGCTATCAAGGCGTACAAACAGGCTATCGACGG